AAAGATTGTTATGGAGACGATTGCAAATGCGGTGAAGATAAATGCTGTATCCCCTGCAAATGTGAAAAAAAAGAAGAGGTAGAACCTACCTGTTGTCAGCGTTGGTTTCCTCAAATCACCCTGTTTTTTAAAAAATAATTAATAAATGAATATAAAGATTTTTATCTACTCAAAGTAGATAAAAATGAATGGTGCAATGATGGCTCCACAAATGATGGGTAATTCCAATGGTAATATGATGGATTCCCTTAAATCGAATATGATGACAATGTTAATGATCAATAATATGTCCGGAACGAGAGGTAATGGTGGTAAGACTGGTGGACCTGGAGGAAATCAAAATATGTTCTCTATGATTTATGTGTTTGTAGCGACCAGTGTGGTTGATTTTGTTTTCAAAAACGCTCCCTTCGTATTTAACTTTATACTAAAAAAATATACTGACAAGATTGAGAACATTAAAAAGGATTTGGACAATACGACAAAAGATTTAACGGACAATAAAATTAAGAAGAAAACCGCATCAATAACTGTAACGATCAATGTGAATAACCCTGATAATATTCTAGGTCAATCTCTCCTCGATTTTATTACTAATAACAAAAACACAACTCACGTCAGTTATATTCGAGAAAATTTTATTTTAAACCAAAAAGATGTTATTAACATCGACGACGATATTTTTGCAAGAATGATGCAATCGACATCTGCAGATCAAGGGGGGCAAGGTTCTACATCGACCAATATTAGCAGCGGTGCAGGTTCTGGTGCAGGGCAAAGCTCGATCGTACAAGTCATCGAAGTCTATAGTTTTACAAAAACTACGGACGAGTTACGCCTTTTCTTAGACAATATCAAACAGAAATACACGATCAATGTGAAGAACAAGTTGGGGAATCGTCGATATTATTTTAATATGCATCCGCTGCACGTGCCGATGGACATTGATAAACGAAAAGATATGTCGAGATTACCACCTAATTTCGTATTTATAATGAAACATTTTCAGACGAATCGTAAGTTCTCCAATTTGTTTGGAGAAGACATTGATATCATTCGTAATCGTGTTAATTTTTTTACTAAAAATAAAAAATGGTATGATGAAAAAGGAATTCCGTATACGCTGGGCCTGCTATTGTCAGGTTCTCCAGGTACCGGAAAAACTTCGACAATCAAATGTTTGGCAAATGAAACCAATCGTCATATTTGTAATATAAATCTAAATAATGATATGTCCAAGACCCAATTGGAAAACCTGTTTTTCAGTGAAAATATCAATATCACAAATCCATCCACTGGACAACAAGAAACATTTTGTATTCCGCTCGATCAACGTATTTATGTATTGGAAGATGTGGATTGCCAGAGCGATATTGTAATGGAACGATCTTTAAAAAATAATAATAATAATAATAATAATAATAATAATAATAAGGGAGACAAAGACACTGATCAAGTTCTCAATCCATTTACTGGAGGACCGATGACAAACGAAAACAATAAATGCGAAGATAAACAAAAAGTAGATCTTTCTTTTTTATTAAACTTATTAGATGGAGTATTAGAGAACCCAGGACGTATTGTGATTATGACATCGAATTTCCCCGATACGTTAGATAGTGCTCTCATAAGACCCGGACGAATTGATGTAATCGCCAAATTCCGGAATTGTTCGAACAATACAGTAACCAATATGATGGAATTTTTCTATGATATCAAATTATCTGAACAGGAAAGAGAACGTATATCGAAACTAAGAGAGGAAATAGTGACTCCTGCGGAGCTTTCGAAAGTAATGTTCGAGAACTTTTCTGATTATGAAGCATCGATCCAACATATGGAGAACCTTACAAGCAGGGAACCTACGGTTCCCCTGCGACCCCTCCCTGAAGAAGTAAAGACTGATGAAACATCGCAACAAGATATTACAGAAACACCATTTTTTACTGGGGTAACAATGGATATGACAACCGACCAACCAACACCGGTTTATAGTCAAATCACAATACCAGCTGTAGAGAACGGAGTCACAGAAGAAAAGGGTGATGAAATGGATAAATTGGCGAAGCCAGAGGAGGGGTCGCAGGGGAACCTTAGGTTCCCTGCACAGTTACGTCGACGCATCGACGAGGATACTGTGTTTGTATTTATAGACACTATTTTAGACCAATATGTATCTATTGAAAAGAAAAAAGAAAAATGGAACGATTTTATGTATTATTCCAATTTATTGCATACAAAAATATTTAATTTGAAAGAATATGAGAAATTAGTGAACGAATGTGCAATTCATTATAAGGATCTAGTAGAATGTGTAGACAATTTAAAATTACAAAAAAAATCGTATCAGCTTAAAGATCAGAAAGAACGATATAGGGTTTCAAGTTATGAAACTAAATTGAGAGGCTTTTTTTGTCCAACATATATGATAAGTTCCGGATTGAAAGTTCAGATGATTAAAGATAAAAAGATTGTAACTATGGATGATGGAGGAGTATTAGGTTCTCAACTAAACTCGTCTTCCTTTGAATCGTGTGACAGCAATTCGCTCAATACGTCGAATTATTCAACCTACTAAAGCAGGGGAACCAAGGAGCAGGGAACCTACGGTTCCCCTGCGACCCCTCCCTTTTATGGGAGGTTTTCTTATAATAAATAATTATGTTACCAAATAAGCTAACATAATTAAAGGGAGGGGTCGCAGGGGAACCGTAGGTTCCCTGCTCCTTGGTTCCCCTGAACTAATCTAACTTCACCAAACAAATTGACTTGTTAAAATTCAAGTTCTCTATTTGATACGTATTCCCTGATGTGTCTGAAGTAACTATCGTATTTTTCAACGCTTTCTTCTTGGGTGCTCGGTGTTCGTAACCGTCCACCCGTTCCTTAACAATAGTATCCCATACTGATTTGATCTTAGGTAAAGCCGCCTTAAACCATAAACGATTACGTGGTATCAAAACACACGAATATTCGTCCAAATACCAATATAATGTATGAAATAATACTAGCCCCGATGTTTTACACAAGTCGCGCGTTTCCCGAATCCATTCGTGTTGTTCGGTTTCATCAAGATGAAGAGGCATATATTTGTAGCGTGGTTGGTTCACCGTACTGGATTTGGAATTGGTCTCAATAAAATGCAATACAATTCCCTTATATTCGTGCTCTCCTCTAGTATAGTCTGATTCTGTCGAATATTCTTTGATACGAGTCTCCATAAAATCACAGTAATCCAAGTCACATACTTCCATCTGCATTTGGGTTTGTACCCAATATTCCTCTTTGGGAATCCCCGTAATATCGCGATTATAAATATTTTTGATCTCTAACATACGTCCGTATCTGGTACTTTTAGGATCGACATTTATACCATCAGGTGAAGCCCCAATAAAATCATATATTTGATGACGTATGCAGCCAAATTCACCGACGCTCGTATGAAATAAATCTTCATAAATCATTACAGTAACTGGTTCGTATTTCACACCCCAATGCGCTGCGGATTCTAAATTTGTTCTGGAAAAATCGACAGAATTCGGATCAATTGGACAACATTTCTCGTAAATAATGCTATTAACCTGGGAATCAGAACCGAACACTTTCGATAAACTACTGGCACTTATCAAATTGTTACGAAATTCGTACCAAGCAGGTGTGCGTTGTGCCGGTTGTGGCAAGTTTTTCAACAAATGGATTTTATTCGTAATATCGTCCACATTTATATTGATCTTTTCGTCACGTATACTATGCAAGTTTTCGTAGGAAATGGAACGCATAGGAATCACACAGAAATCGGAATATACCTCCCAAACTTGTTCGATAAAATCGACCAGTTCTTCAAACAATTCGTCTTCCTCTTCTTCGGAGATGTCTCCATAAAGATCAGCATCGATCCATTCACTGTAAATAACTTGCACAATCGTTTCAAACATTGTTTTGTAAAATGTAGGTGACGACATCATTAATACATTATTTTTCGAAAAATCACTGAATTGATCATAAATATCGACGATAATATCACTTATATCATTTTCTGATAAATCATCTAGTAAATAGGGTAAATCCTCTTTATCTTGATCAGCGGTTGTCATAGAATCAGTATACGTTCTGATTGAACTAAGTGAATAGTCCTCATCATCCATTAATTAATAAAAATTTGTTATTAATTGATTAAGTTGAGTTGTATCTATATTTTTTTCATAGTATCAATTATTATTAGGAGAATCTACCTCGAGGTTTTTTTCGGTATTTCGCTTAGGTGTGAGCGATTTGATTGTTGATACCCGTTTAGCATCCATATTTTTTAACGTAAAACTATGGGTTCCTGCGTTAAAATGAAGGGCAGGAATCGACGTAATTTCACGGGTATCTTTGTTATAAATAACCTCCTTTGTTTTCTGCAATTTACTTTTATCTGTACAGCTTACAAAAAATGCTTTTAATGCTTTGATTTCTTTGACAGGTAATGCGTGTTCACGCCCATATCTCTCAGCAAATTGATGAAGTTTTTGGATCTTCACTGTTTTGTCTAGTTTATTCCAGGTTTCAGACTTATTATGAAGTTTTTCGCGTTCCAACAATTGATCAATAGCTTGATAATTATCCTCCGTAGAAATAGTATTATAAGGTTGAAGAATATTCTTGTATTTATTTGATACAGTTGGTGCAACAGTAGGTGTAGGTTCGATAGTAGGTTGTACTTGTTCAAACATAATTGAATACTATTGCTTTTATATTAATATAAAAAGAATTATGTTTATCTTGTTTATTTAAAACAATAATTCAGAAAACCTACGGTTTTCCGAACATTTCCCTTTATTGAATATTTTATAATAATAAATATTTATGTTACCTAAATAGCTACAATAATTATAAAATTCTGAATAGGAGGGATCTTAAGGGAACCTAAGGTTCCCTTAAAAGGATATAAAAATAATTATCTTTATTAATTAAATACGACTAGGGAATGGATCAAACGACAACGAATAAGGAAAGATCTGTATCTCTTAACGAAGAGATGTATGTGACCAAACGAGATGGTAAACGTGAAATTGTCTCCTTTGATAAAATCCTGAATAGAATCAAAAAAATAGGTCAAGTAGCCCATATGAAACTGAATTATACTACTTTAGTGATGAAGGTCATTGATCAGCTTTACGATGGAATTTCCACCACCAAAATCGACGAACTCTCCGCAGAACAGTGTGCGTCTATGGCTTCGGTCCATCCCGATTACAATGTGCTAGCTGGTTTCATCATTATTTCGAACCATCATAGCAATACATTACCATCCTTTGTCGAAGTAATGAGTAAATTATATCATTTTGAAGACAAACACGGAAAACAATCACCGCTTATTTCGGAAGAAACTTTTCAACGTGTTATTAATAATGCTGATGTATTTGATGCTATGTGCTGTTACAACCGGGATTATTTGATCGATTATTTCGGGTTTAAGACGCTAGAACGCGCTTATTTGATGAAAATAAATAATAAAATTGTTGAACGTATCCAACATATGTGGATGCGAGTTTCCATAGGTATTCACGGTGATAATCTAGATCGTATCAAAGAAACCTACGATTTGATGTCACAAAAATATTTCACTCACGCTACCCCGACATTGTTCAATGCAGGAACACCTCGCCCACAATGCAGTAGTTGTTTTTTAATTGCTATGGAAAATGACAGCATCGAAGGTATTTATAATACACTGAAAGATTGCGCGAGCATCTCGAAATGGGCCGGGGGTATTGGGCTCCATATTCATAATATTAGAGCATCTGGTTCTCATATTCGCGGCACGAATGGTTCTTCAAATGGAATCGTACCAATGTTGAAGGTGTTTAATAACAC